TTGCAGATGTTTCTAATTTTTTACTTGCATTATGATAAAGAGATACTGCACCGCCATCTACAAATTCAGCCATAGACGCAGACCTATCAGCTTTTGTTACTGTTACTGTACTACCTGATAGTTGTAAGTGTCCTGTACCCGCATCTTGTACTACTGAATGGTTACCATCGTGATAAATTTCTAAATCAGGCGAAGATGAATCTCCAAAAGTTGCTTTAACATTATCATTAAAATGGACAGTGTTAGCGCCACCAACTGCTGTGGCTCCTGTTGCAATACCATCCAATTTACTTCCGTCAGCACTTAGATCACGACCATCTACAGTTTCTGTGCCAGCCATTGTAATATTACCTGACATTTGTCCACCAGCTTTTGGTAAAGCTGCATCTGCTGTAGTTTTAGTGTTTGTTAAAACCGTATCCCTTGCTGCAATATCAACTCCGTCAACCGTACCACCAACAGTTATATTATTACCAATATCTACATTATTACTTGTGTCTTCAAAAACAGCTTTTGATGCAGGTTGTGTACAGAATATATATTTTGTACCTGCTGTAAAATTGACGTGGTTGTCTGAGTTAGAACTAGAGTAAACATTAGATCTGGTTATGTTAGCCGCTGTTGCGTCTAAAGTTCCATGACCTACTTCCCATTCGTTTGCTGATAAATGATAAATTGCGTAATAGGTTTCATTACTTCCGCCTATGCCTTGTGCAAAAGTTTCAAAACCATCAATTGCACTACCAAGGGATAAGTTACCTGTGCCTGTGTCTGAGCTAGATACTTTAACTCTATCATTAAGAACGAAAGCCATAAGACCTCCTATGAACTAGTTAATCGTATAATCTCTGATCCGCCACCTGCTGTTGGAAACTGAACTGTAAATGTTCCGTTTGCAGATGTAAATGTACCACCAAAACTTAAAGTACAAACAGCGTTGTTAGTTAAAGTTCCCAAAGTATTATAGATTAATGCTCCTGCTGCTGAAAAACTAGAGTTGGTCCACTCTGCATTATTAAAATCCACATAAGCTGTTGCACTACCAGCACCGCCACTTACAGTATTTCCAGTAAGTGTGTTGCCTCCAGTTGTATAACCACTGCCGTTTGCTACTTGGTTTGTTGTAGCCGCGTAGTTTGCAGTAGTTGCGTTTAAAGTAGCTGTAGCTGTATATAATGCAATTTTATACGTGCCTGTTGCAAAATTGTGTGAACCCTTAAACAGTTCCTCTTTAAAAACATTTGCTATTTTATTTTCAATTGTCATTTATTTTCTCCTTAAGGATTATTAGCTGGTAGAGTGACACGCAAACCACCATCTCTATATTCGTCTCTTTTTCTTTTGCCAAGTTGTTCTTGGGCAAGTGATTGGAGAGCTTCTTGAAAAGATTGCTCATACACTTGTAATTGTTCAGGAGACTTTAAAAATTTATAAGCCTCACATAAGCACGCGTATAGAAGCACACGTGGAGCATTTAAGCTTACCCAGTTACCTGCTCCTGCTGAATTGCTAGGGTTGTCTGTACTGGTTTTTATACCAGTGGGTAACTTAGTAATAGCTAACTCTACTTTATAAGCCGTATTAGGGGTTGGAGCAATGATTATTTTGTTTGGCTCCCAATATCCATAATACTTAGGCATTATACTAGACCCTGTAGTTCTAGTAGGATAATACTCGGCTATAAAGCTTAAATCTTTTCTTTCCAAATTATATCTAGTTCTGTCTCCAGAATCTACATAGATGGTAGCCCACCTAATAGTAGCTGTAGTCCCGATCCCCGATCCGGGAAGCGAGACAAATGGATTACCTGCTTGAGTGTTATTTGATAGCTCGTATCCTTTATAAGCATCTAATTCTATGCTTCTAAATATTCTGTCTTCAGAGTGTTCTATTATGTCATCTATAATAGTGGTCGTTAAAACATTGCTATCTGTTTCTGTGTAGTCTCTAATCTGTGTTACTAATTCTGCGTATGTTGTCATGCTACTAATGATACAGGACCCGCTGATACAAGTCCACCTCCAGTTTTCTTAGAACCAGGACTTTGCCAGTACTTATATCCAGCTCCTCCTGCTCCGGTAAATTGATTAATATATCTCGAGCTATCATCCACTAATACAGATAAAGCATTACCATAAGAGCTTTTATCTCCAGGAGCGAAAAGAATTTGAGTTGGTTGTGGTGAAACATTAGCAGCTATCCAAGCAGATTTTTGGTTGTTTAATGACACACTACCTGTGTCTGTAGTTAAAATTTTATAAGATCCATTGGCAGCTACACCGGCTGCAATAATTGCATCTGCTCCAGGTAGCTTTGTTAAGTTTTGAAAGAAATTTGCATTAGCAGCAATAGTGGCTGATTGTACAGCAGATGTAATACCAAACCAATCTGTCATGTTGTTAAGAGAAGCTAGAGTTTGATAATAGCTTGTAAGAACTCCATCCATATCTATATATAAAGTTGTAGCACCTGACTCACAGTTTGCATTTAAGAAAGTTGTTAAATCATCGTTTGCTTCATACGTATAATTATCATCATCTACTTTTGTAATCGCATGTCCTGTGTTTAAATTAAATCTACTTATAGGTATTTGTCCTACAGTAGGATAACAACTAAAACTTTCATTTACACCTCTAAAACGAACTACATCACTAGTAGATCTGCCATGACTTGGCTCACGTACACTGATAGTTGTTGTTCCTGCAGCACCAGAATCAAAAGGGTTTATATTTAATAAATTAGCTGTTGTTGGTTCTGTCCTAGCAGGTCTTGCGTGTTGTAATCCCTGTGCGTCTCCTTTTTGAATTTTTGGTTCTAATTGTGGATGCTTTTGTTCAAACTCAGACTCATGTACTAATGACCCATTCCATTCTCTACGCATTTCTGTGTAAGGAAAAGCTAAACCACTTCTATCTGATATTGCTTTTGCATATTTACCTGAAGCGAAATTAGACATTTGGATAATACGCCTGTGGAGTTATGTAAGTGCTAGAAGAAGAACCGTCTTCTGTTAATGCTCTGTTAAACTCATCTTCGTAGAGCAGTTTTAAATTCTGTACAAGTTCTGGTGAATTTTTCTGTGCTAAATAAAAAGCAAGACCGCTAACCATACAAGGAACAAACCTGTAAGGCACGTCAGCATTATTACTGTATGCGCCAGCGTCCTGTATCCTTTTAACATAGTATAGAGCCACAAAGTTGGATGCAGCTGAGGAATCTGGAGTTGGGTAGAGGGTAACGACTGTTTTTTCTGGAAATCTTTGAACATAATATTGTGTCGGTGTTGATTTAGTTAATTTATTAGACAAACCAGAATATGTGGATCTATTTATCTTAGTAAGAGCCGAGTCGTTCTGACTTGTCGTCCCCCTATTAGTTCTATAAGTAGCTTCTAAAACATCGTCAACACCATTTATGCCATTGACAGGAGCTGTAGTTGCACTTGTTCCATCAGTAGCTGATCTGTAGAAAATATACTCTGCTTGGCCTTCTACTAGATCTAAGTTAGTAGTACCTATTTCCCAATAGTGTAAACCTCTATTGGCCCATTCTTGAAACATAATGTCTAAAGAACGACGAGCAGATTTCATCTGATATCCGCCTACGACATCTAAACCGATTCTTTCGTAAGCTTCTTGAATAATCTCGTCGATAAAGAACGTACTCTCAAAAGTAGTTGTTCCTGATGTTGCCATCTAACCTCCTAGTTGAATGTTACTGTAACGCCACTAGTAGTTGTTAAATCTAAATAGACACCAGTTTTAAATCTTATTCCACTTCCAGGTATATAGACTTGTAGTCCTTCGTCATCAAACTTAAACTCATGAACTGTACCTGCTGCGGAAGTATTGTCATAAAGTTTAACAACACAGTTTGTACCGCCTTGTGCTTGAATAGATGTAACTCTACAAGGGCCTGTCACTAATTGTCCGTCAGCTGCTAGATGAGCTGTTTTCTGGTCAGATGTAAATGATCCACCGCCCATAATATATTCCTCCTAAATTTGTGGGGCCGAAGCCCCACATTAATTAATTACGCTACCGCGTCGTTAGCTTGAATGTATTCAATTACAATCTTACCTGAGCCAGCAGTTGCGTTTCCAGTCGTAGCTTTTGCGAAAATGGAAATATCAGCATCTCCAATGTCGTCCCAAGTTCCTAATACTGGTGCAAATACTTTGGCTGTATCAGCTGCTGCTACTGTTGTTGAAGCAGACAATTGGTTTGCCGTAGCGTCTGTTCCTATGCTGACTGCACCCGTTGTTGAGTTAGCCCATAAAGTATCAACAAAATATTGAATACCAACGATTGTGCTTTTTGCTGGAATTTTAATTCCAGTGTCTACACCACCAGTTGAGTTGTATGCAACAGCTGTTGAACCTACTTGTGCCATAGTAACGAAACCAACGTTATCGCCGGAACCGGCTTTAATTGGTCCTGAAAAAGTAGTTGTACCCATTTGTTTTCCTCCTAGTTTAAAATAGCGTAGTCTCTAGGCCGTCTGGTCATGTCTACGCTTATTTCGAATATACGCTTTTAATGTAGTGATTGCAAATAAAAAGGGGCGCCGAAGCGCCCCTTAATAAGTTGTTTGATCTTAACGATTAAACACCTGGTGATCCGAAGATACCTCTAGGGTCAGACCAACCGAAGCTGTATCTTTCTCTAGCTTTGTATCTCATGTTGCCAGTTTCAAAATCGCCTTCCATGGCAGTTTTGATTGGAACACGAACCATGTGTTTCATACCATTAGGAACATCAGTCTTGATAAAGAATGCATCTGTATCAGTTAGGAAGTTGTTTACCACGTAGCCTTGTGGAATCATTCCTTTTGACTTGATAGCATTGATATCGTTGTCTGCAGTGCCAACTCTGTTTGCTGATTTCATAATTCTTTCAGCAGTGAATTGTAGAGCTGAAGGGATGATAAGTTTCATTCCGTTAGCAGCGATTTTTAAACCGCGCTCATCAGTCATTGCACCAATATCAATTAAGCATTGCTCAAGTGATGTTTCACTAAGATCAGCTGATACTAGTAGCTCGTTAACGAACTTACCTGCGATAGTCGGGTGACCACCAGATCTGCCAGCAGTTTGTCCAGAACATAAAGTTGCTCCGTCGCCACCAGTGTAAGAACCGTTAAACGCTCTGTCTAATACTAGAGCTGCTTTGGTTTGCTTAGTTTGAGCCATAGATCTTGCTAGTGCCTTAGTATAACGAGTAGAAATCTTGTCATACAAGTTATCTTCAACATTCTCTTCAGTTAGAGAGAATGCGAGAGCAATTGTCTCGTGTTGATATCTTGCTGTGAAAGTTTCTTGCGCGTTATCATAAGATACTGCAGCACCTTCTGACTTCACACCAGCTTTGTCAAAGCCAGATAACATTACTTCTTCTTCAAAAGCTCTGTCACTGTTCTCTGTGTCAAAGATCTCAGCGTGTTGGTTTTCGTAGTTTTTGTACTCTAGTCCAAATAATGCATTTAGACCAGGCTCAAGCTCTTTAGCGAGCTGTTGTCTTGATATAGCCATATTATTGTCCTCCTGCTATTATTTGTACTTGTGTTCATTAATCAGAACTTCATAAACTAAGTTAGCTGAACCTACGTCATTGCGACCTTCTTTTTTTGAAAAGCCTACAACTTTTACGTTCTCTTTGTTTGACCCATTTAAATCTGCAGAGTCAAGTTCTGTCTTTGAAACACCAGTTGTTGTTGAACCGGCAGTATGCGCGATATCGCCTAGCTTACTTATATCCGTTGCTGCAGAAGCTGCATCACCTTGTATCTCAAATACTTGGTAAGGATCATCGTAAACAAAACAAGTCGTCGCTAAACTAGCGGCTTTTTGGTTACTAAAAGTTGGTTTCCCGTTTGAATCGTCATAAGAAACACCCCAGAATACGCCAATAGCGTTAGTTGCTGCTGTACCACCGTCGCCTGCTGCGAACAGTTGTACATCGCCTTCTGCTTCGTCGATCTTTACGATATCGCCTTGAAACAGGGCTGTAGCATAGTTAGCTAACGTGCTATAGCTATTCATTGCGGATGATGTTCCTCCGCCGATTTTTCCAACCGGACTGAAACCAAATGCGGCATCTAAATTTGCCATATTGTTATCCTCCTTAAAGGTTTGTTGGTTAAATCGATGGTTAAATAAAGACTAGTCTTTACCTGAGCCACCAAAAGTTACACGGGTCTGACGCTCTTGATTGATCGCCACACCTGCTTGCTGTTCCTTCAAGACATCGTTTTCAAGTGCCTCGTTTTTACCTTCAGACATTGTCCTAAAGTAATCTTCACGAGACTTTGCGAGCTCTTCGGATATCCTTG